AAAAAATCTTTCAAGGAGTGAACTAATAGAGTATATTAGGAAGGATTTAGTAATTGTTTCTAAAATTGGAGCTATAGAAGAATTAAAAGAGGATAAATAACAATGACAAAGATAAAGAAGGAACTGTTAAACAAAATTTGTAAAGATATAGAAGAAGAATATCAAATGGGTGGATTGTCCGATGGTTTATATGGTGATTATGCTAAGGATGTTGCCAAAAGATATTTTAAAACTCTATACAAACAGGAGATGGCTTCAAAGATAAAGGAAATAGAAACATTTAGAGATGAGAGGATCAGTCAGTTTTTTGAAAAACAAGTAGATTGGGATTTAGATAAACTCTCTGATGAGGAATATGAAATAGCGAATACTTTAACTCAATTAGTTAATATTTTAAAACAAAACAAATGAAACAAAACTGGGAGAAACGATTTAATAAGAAGTTTGGGGATAACCTTGAAATAAATGAGGGAATGAGTGGTTTAGCAGTAGAAGAATATCATTCACCAGCAGGAAAGAAAGTTTTAGCCTTCATCAAACAGGAGATGAAAAGAGTTGTTAAAGGAATTTCAGCAGGAGCAATCTTGGAAGCTCAGGGTAGAAAAGAATGTGGGGATAGTCCTTATACGTATGGTATCAACAAAGGGATTGACGAAACGATAGATGTTCTTAAACTAAGGATTACCTATACGGACAACTTCTTAAAAGGCATAGATAAGGTGCTTAAAACCTATGAATACATAGAAAAGCAGAAAATCAAAATAGATAAACTTAAAAAACAAAACAAATGACAGATAAAGAATTACTAAGAGGAGAGATAAGAGAAACTATCAGGCTCTATAAACTAGGGTTAAATAAGAAGACACTAGAAGCCCTTGTTGATGATATGGAGGCTATTTTCAAACAGGAGATTGAGGGGATATTAGATTTAAACATCTTTGCTAACAAGTATTCTAGTAGATTTGTGAATAAGGGGATATTGATGGCTTATGATGCTATTAAAGAACATATAGAGGGTAAAAAAGAAGAACCAAAAGGGGAACAAAACAAATGAAACAAGGTAATATAGAGGAACGATTTCATAAAGAATTTAAAACTATTTGGATAAAAACACAATGTAGTCAAATTGGTCTTAACCCAAATATAGGCAGGAAGTCATATCTCGTAAATCCTAATGAAGTTTTAGCCTTCATCAAACAGGAGATGGAGGGGTTAAAGATGGAGAAGCTAATAGATAAAGAGTTCTTAGGGTGGGGTAGGCAGGAGTTTGAAGATGCAATTGATACAACTGATGATGCGGCTTTATTAAGAGAATTTGACACGCATAATGCTTTAGTAGATAAATTTAATGAAAGGATAAATGAAACTAACTGAACGGGAGAAACGATTTAGAATATGCTTTGTCAGAGAGTTATTAAATTTATGCAGTGATAAAAAGGGTGAAGAAATAGAGGGATTTTTATCTAGGCAAGAAACCTTCATCAAACAGGAGATAAAAAGAGTAATTGGGGAAGATGAGGTAGAATTTAAAGTTAATGGGAAACAGAAACTTGAGTATAAAGCATCAGATAGCTATTACAACCCTGTTAGAAACCAACTTAAAGCACAACAAAGAAGAAAGGCAGGGATTAAATGAACAGTTACGAAAGTGATTTTAAAGAGAAGTTTAAACGACTTTCTATTTGGTGGAAGTTATATTATTATTTTACAAGATTAAAGTTGTATTTAACAAAGAAGGATAGATGAAGGAAGCGGTAAGGGAAATGATGAAGGATAAATTATATTGGTGGATTTTAGAGTTTCAGGAAAGTCGTGATTATAAACTTCCTGACTGGTTAAATAATTTTTTTGGTTGGTTGAGGTGTAAATTTATCTAACAAATAACTAAGTAAGAAAGGCGGTGAAAAGAATGACTAAAAAAACACTTAAAGAAATAAAGAAAGATATTAAAGAGATAACTGAGGAGTTTGATGGAAGATATGATTCCAACAACCCAATTTTATTAAAAGGAATAAGGAAACTACTTAGGACACCTGCTGGAGTATTACTTATTGCTGGACAGATTGAATGGCTTGAGGAAAAATTAGAGAAATATCTAACAAATAACTAAGTATGAGAGGTGGTGAATAAAATGGAGAAACCAAAAAGAGTAGTAATTAAATATTATGGAGAATTAAATATGGACTTTGATAAAGTCTTAGAGGAGATGATGTTAGCTTCTGGATATGAATTAGGCGGTTCAGGATATAACTTAAATAATAAGGTAAGGGATATTGAATTTATACCAATTAAATAACTAAGTATGAAGAAGATAAAGAAACTAAAATTCCAAAATGATGTTAATTTAGAAATAGTTAAAAGTTCTTTGGATTTTGTTAGAGAGGGTGATTTGTTCAAAGTGGTAGAGAAAGTTAACGAAATAATTGATGTTTTAAATGGAATGCCAGACTTTAATCCCAAGAGAGAACCGATAAGTGGTAAAAATATAGTTCAAAAACTAAATAAGAAAGGATGTGATTAAATTGCCAAGAGGAGTAGCAAGAACAAATAAACAAAGAGTAGCTAGACATAAACGAATCTATGGAAATTCAAATGTGCCTAAGGTTAGAAAAGGAAGGAACAGGAAATAACTAAGTATGGGAAAAGAAAGATATAAACCATTTTTAGAAACTAAAGATATTAACATCATATGAAAGAAAAATGGTTAAAAGAATTTAAAAAATCAGCAATTTTAATCTTAGATAAAAAAGTAGCAAGATTATTTATTAAAGAAGATTCATTTGTTTCTAATTATAAATACTTTGATTACCCTGGAGTAAAAATGATTAAAGGTGAACTTGGTTATTTATTTATAAAACCTAGATTTATAAGAATTATACAAAAAGATAAATCAATATGAAGGAAATACTAGACTACCAGAAGCTAATTGAAGAAGGCTTTGATATTATAGATAAGCGTGGAAATCGTGTTCCTTTTATTCTCAATGTTCCTCAGAGAATGTATATGGCTCAATTAAAGAAGGACTACCCAACAATGGAGCCAATAAGGGACAATATCCTAAAGGCTCGTAAAGAGGGCTTTTCTTCGCTTATAGATGCTATTATAGCTGTAGATTTCCTTATAAAAGATAATATTGGAGCTCAGATAATCTCTCATAAAGACAATGAAACTAAGGTATTGTTTGAAAGGGTCCGCTTTTTCATAGACTCTTGGTGTGAGAGAGCTGGTGTTGATAAGAAAGCATTACTAGATACAGACTCAGCTAATACTATTAAGAATAGGGACAATGGCTCATTTATCTATCTAGGAACGGCTGGAGCAAAGACTTTAGGTCGTGGTCCTACTCTTCAGAACATTCATTGGTCCGAGGTAGGCTTCTATCCAAGCACAGAGATAATGAATGCCGAGAAGCTTGTTGTTGGAGCTGAGCAACAGGTAGCAACAGATGTAGGTAAGATATTCAGGGAATCCACAGGTAATATGTGGGGAGATTTCTATTTTAAAGAATGTGAGAGGTCAAGGAAGGAAGAAAGCACTTTTAAGTTTAGATTCTTCTCTTGGTTTGATGACCCACAGAATAAGAAGGAAGTAGAGGTATTTGACCCTACACCAGAGGAAAGGGAGTGGATGGAAATTTATAAACTAGATAAGACTCAAATGTATTGGTATAGGGAGAAGTTAAGAGAATCCGAATCAAAGGCTTTAACTATGAGAGAATACCCCTTTACACCAGAGGAAGCTTTCTTAGCTGCTGGTAAAGGCTTTTTTGACCCTGATGTTTTGAAAGATTATAGAGATAAAGTTAAACCGCCCATTAAAGAGGGGAATATGGCAATGGATGGAAATTGGGTATAATGTTTAAAGACGGCAAGTTCGTCATTAAGTTAGTTTTAGTAAAAGATAAAAAAGGAATAATAAGATGTAAGTATTGCGGTAAAGCGATAGAAGAAATAAATAATTTAGAAGAACATATCAAACAACATGAAGGAGAATAATGTTTAAACTATTTAGAATGCCAGAAACAGGAGAATCCGTAGTAATAGGTGCTGACCCCGCTGATGGGGGCTCTGATTACTGTTCAGCAGTAGCTAAGAGTAAGAAACACGCTGATTCCTTGATGGTGTTCCATGCCAGGCTAGATTCGGCTCAATTTGGCTATGAACTCTTTAAAATGGGGCTTTTCTTTAAGAAGAAGACAACGATTTATCCTAATATAGGAGTAGAGAGGAATACTGGCTCAGCGACTATCCATGTCCTTCAGGAGCTTAATTACACTCCACTCTTCAGAATGCCAGTCTTGGGAGTTCAGGATAAAAGGGAAGAGGAGAAAATCGGCTGGGTAACTAGCTCAGCAACAAGACCTAAGATGCTGGATGAGTTAGCCTTGAGTTTAAAGCAAAGAGTTAATAAGATTTATGATGAAGAAACAATAAGAGAATTATACGCTTTCATCCGTAATGCTAAGACAGGAAAACCACAGGCTTCACAGGGTTCCCATGATGACCTAGTGTTTGCAGAGGCTATTGCTTGGCAGTTATATCAATTAGTTAAATCTGGTGGACCAGGGAGTTGGCAAGACAAAATATCCCAATTTCCGAAACAAAAGTTATTTGATAAGAAAGGACTTTACTAATGGCGAAAGACAAAGAAACCGATAAACGAGCACAAGAGATAATAGCTATTTTAAAGGCAACAAGACCCTATCTCTTCTCAATAGATAAAGTTGTGTCGGAAATAGAAGATGGTTTGATAAAGCTTGATATTAGAGTTTACAAAGGCTTTGTTACTGATGTTTTAGTCCATAAGACGAAGCGTTTGAAGTTTGAAACTCCTAAATGATTACAGCTTGACAAACTATTAAGAAAAGTCCTAAACTAAACCGTGGCAAAGAAACCTCTACAACCACTAGAGAAAACCGTTAGCCAAGCTTCTGCTTTAGTTGAAGAATGTGAGCAACACGAACAGGACTCCTATAACGCCCTTTCTACAATAAGACCGACATGGGATGATAAAATGGCTATGTTGACCTGTAAGTTGGAAGATGAAATAAGCGACACCACCAAATCTCAAGTATTTGACCCTGTATTATCTACCATGCTTTTAGAACGAACTGGTAGGGTCATGTATCAAAACCCTTCAGGTAAAGCCTACGCAGTTTCTAAAGATGATGTTGGTAAGAATATCTTAATGAACCTCAATCTTAAATATTACCGTCAGAATGCTAATGAGCAATACTCCTTTTTAACTAAACTCCGAATGCTAGATTTCTATTCAGGAGTTTTTGGCACTTACTTCGGCTTAGTTCCTTGGCGTGTTAATCCTGATAATGGCTATATTGGACCAGAGCTATTGCTTCTTGATATGTGGAAGATAAGACCTCAACCAATGAAGAAGAACCTAGATGAAAGCGATTATTTCGGAGTAGAAAGCGATATTTCCTTAGCATGGCTTCAGAAACAAGCGAAGGCTAACCCTAAGGTTTGGATGAATATAGATAAAGTTTCGGCTCAGATGAAGGCTAAGAAAGACCCTGGTGATGCTAGTTCGGCTGATAAGAACCGTTCTTTTGTAGAGAAAGAGTGGTATCCTTCTGTATTCGGTGATGCCAAGTATCCTTCTCTTAAGGTTCATACTGAATATAGGCGTGATTGTTGGATTTCATGGACTCCTAAGCAAATAGATGATGAAAATTCAAGACCTCACATTATTCGTATAGTAAGGAACCCTTACCCTGAAGGAATGCTTCCAATTGTTGCCAAACACGCTTTTCCTCTAATGAACTCAATGATTGGATTAGGTGAATTTGAAAGAGGAATGACTCTTCAAAAGGCAGCTAACTCACTATG